GGTTTGGTGGGGCCTTCGTTCCCCTAATTACAATAACAACAACAATTTCGTTATTGTCTGGACGGATGGCAACAACAACAATAACAATGCCAATAATTCTGGTGGGTTGCGGCCCGGATTTTGCAGATATACACGGTCAAATGTAGTAACAGAAGGCAAACGGCTTTTCAGGTGAAAGACGACCGATGTAAAAGGAGTTGCGCTTCCTTGGGTGTAAATCCCTAAAACTGCCCTTTGATGCCCTTACACGGACGCTTCTTGCATGGTGGGTGATTGTGCCTTAACCCATTTCATGTGTAAGGGCAAAGCAATTTAGACGGCACCCTACAAGATATTTGTACGAGGGGCGAATACTTTTATTATGACAAGCCAAGAACGGCATGAAGCAAGGTTCCAGCGCCGCAAAGCAAAGCGGTTGGAACGAAAACAGGCCCGGTGTGATAGCCTTGGGCCAACGAATAAAATATTTTCCTATCGGAAGATGTTCTTCTACGGGAAAAAGTGCTGTAACGGGGTGCGGTGGAAGCAAAGTGTTCAAAACTTTGAAGGCCACCTGTTTTCCGGTACGGCAACACGGCGGCGAACGGTGTTGGAACAGACTTGGAAGCCCAAATCCTGTTCCCATTTCACCCTTCGGGAACGGGGAAAAATCCGCCCGATAGATGCCCCGCACATTACGGATCGACAAATCCACAAAACCCTGTGTAATGAAGTCCTGATCCCGTTGTATTCACCTTCCATGATCTATGACAACGGGGCAAGCCAAAAGGGAAAGGGCCTTCATTGGCAGTTCAAACGGATCAAACAACAGCTTGGATGGCATTACCGGCGATATGGCCGGGAAGGTGCTGTGTTGCTGTTGGATTTGAAGGGGTTCTTTCCAAATGCTTCCCATGCCCTGTTATACCAGCGGCACCGGGAATTGATTTTGAATCCTGAACTTCAAAACTTGGCTGATACTGTGATTCAATATTCCCCATGCCCGACACCGGGCCGGGGGATGCCTTTGGGCGTTGAGCCTTCCCAACAGGAAATGGTGGCGTTACCAAGCAAAATTGACCAATGGATCAAATGTCAGGCCCGTGTTCATTGCGCCGGTCATTACATGGATGATTACTATGCTTTCTTTCCCACGGTGGATGAAGCAAAGCTGATGGGCCATGAAATTGTAAGGCGTTTTGAAGCCGCTGGAATCCGAGTGAACAAGCGCAAGTGTAAGGTGATCCCGCTTACAAAGCCGTTCCGGTTCTGCAAAGCCCGGTTCACACTTACCGAAACCGGCAAGATCAAGGTGAATGGAAGCCGGGATGGAGTGAAACGGGCAAGGCGAAAACTGAAGCTGTTTCACAGGGAGTTCAAAGAGGGAAAACGATCCTTCTTTGACATAGAACAATACATGGAGTGCCAAAGCGCCTATTACCGGAACTTCAACGATCATGGACGGTTGTTAAGGTTGCGGCGGCTTTACCATGCAATCTTTTTCGGAGGTGGACAATGTTTAGAATCATCAAATCCGGGGCCGGTATCGGCCTGACCGAGAACCTGAACTACATCAAAAAAGCCGAAAATGGTTGCTATGTCCTTTGCCCGGAGCCTGACGCTTCGGGCATTGTTTTTGAGGGTGTAGCTTACCATTTGTTGGGCCGTGCCGCCATGGACGAACTGGAAACGGTGAGTTTGGAACAGGCGGACGCTGGAACCGAGATCACCAAGGCCACGGAAGCCGGTGGGATCGTCTTTGTAACCTTGGCGGAAGCCGGGAGCATTGACGCTGAAACGGCGGCGGAACACGCTGATTTGTTCGCTGAATGGGCTTTCCCTGTGGCCTACACGGTGGGGCAGATTCGCCGGTATAACGGCACCCTTTACAAGTGTGTTCAGGCCCATACTTCCCAAGCGGATTGGACACCGGACACGGCTTCCAGCCTGTGGAGCAAAACGAGTGATCCCGCTGAAGAATGGCCCGAATGGAGCCAACCGGTGGGAGCGCATGACGCTTATTCCAAGGGGGCAAAGGTGAGCCATAAGGAAAAGCATTGGATTTCCACGGTGGATTCCAATGTGTGGGAACCCGGTGTGTACGGGTGGGAGGAAAGCACGGATGGAGTATAAAACCTATGTTTGCCGTAAACGGGCAAGGTTCAAGGCGATTTGCGGACAAGTGAACATTCCGTATGGAACCACCCTGAATGGTCAGGGTGGTTTTTTGATCCTGAATGATCTTCCGGTGTGTTCGGCCACCAGCCAAAACGCCTATGACTTCTTCACACAGAATGATGATGGCATGGGGCAGGAGCGGGGCGAACTGTTGAACCGGATCATTCCCAAGCTGGAAAAGCGTGATGCCGGGTATCAGGCCCGGTGGGGGAAGATTTGGGAAGATGCCCTTTGTCAGAAGTACAAGCGCCCGGATCAGGAAGAACATTGGATTTGGAACTTCGACTTCTATAACGGCCCCGTTGAAGATTTGCGCCACATTGCCGCCCTGATTGGGGCCTGACAGGAGGGGAAAGCCATGACAATTTATCAGGTGTTGTGCTTGATTGGTGTTCCCACCTTGATTTTGGCGGTATTCAAATACCTGTGGAGCCAAATCAAGCATAACACCGAGGATTCCAAGGCTTTGAAGGCCGGTATTCAGGCCCTTCTTCGGGCGCAGATGATCAGCGATTTCAATAAGTATTCCGAAAAAGGCTATGCCCCGATCTATGCACGGGATAATTTTGAAAATTGCTGGAAGCAGTATCATTCTTTGGGGGTGAATGGGGTGATGGACGATCTTCACAGAAAATTCTTGGAGTTGCCCACCGATCCCCCGGAAGAATGAGCAGACGAACTAAAAAGCCAAAGCGTGAGTTTTCCAAACTGATCTTGTATGTGGTGGGGGCCGTGACCGTTGGGGTTACGGCCTTCACCCTTATTATGATTTGGCGCACGGAAAACCTTGAACCGCTGGCCTATCTGATCCCCGCTATATTTGCTGAATTGGCAACCGCAACCGGGTTTTACTATTCCAAAGCTAAAGCCGAAAACCGGATCAAACTTCGGAAGTTGTATGGCCCGGAAATCTATAACGATGCAAAGGAGATTTGAAACCATGCTGAACGCTGTTTTGAACAATCTGATCAATATTGGGTGGGCCATGCTGATCTTCCTGTGTGCGTACCTGTCCAATGTTGCTTTTTCCCTTTACTACAACATCAAGGTTTTGCTTCAGCCCTTCGACAGACAGAAAATGATCAATTCCGGGCTGAAGGTTGTCACCTTCGTTGTGGGCCTGACCTTGCTTTGTGTAGCAATCACCACCCTTCCGATTTATGCGGATCAGCTTGGGTGGGCAATCCCGGAAGAATACACAGAAATTTTTGCTGATTTGGTTATTGTGGGCGCTGTGCTGATGGTGTCTTGTAAGTATATCGCAGAAGCCTTCACCAAGTTCAGGGCCATTCTTCAGGTGAAAGGAGATACAGAAAAATGAGTAATTCCCCCCTTGCGGCCTATACCCGGATCACGAAAAACAAAACCAGCCCCCGGAACCATGCCATTGACACCATCACGATTCATTGTATCGTTGGGCAATGGACAGCAAAACAGGGGTGTGATTATTTCGCCACCACAGACCGGCAATGTTCCGCCAACTATGTTGTTGGTAAGGATGGTTCCATTGGCCTTTCCGTGGATGAAAAAGATCGTTCTTGGTGTTCCAGCAACGGCACCAATGACAACCGGGCAATCACCATTGAAGTTGCTTCCGACACCACCCACCCTTACGCCGTCACCGCCAAGGCTTATGCGGCCCTGTTGGATTTGGTAACGGATATTTGCAAGCGCAACGGGATCAAGAAGTTGGTATGGAGTACGAACAAGAATGACCGTGTGAATCATCGGAACGGATGCAACATGACCGTTCATCGTGACTTCGCCAACAAAGCCTGTCCGGGGGAATATCTTTATTCCAGACACGGGGAGATTGCCGCAGAAGTCAACAGAAGGCTTCAGGGCGCTTCCAATGGTGGTGGGGTAGTAGTTACACCCCCAGCCGCAGAAAAGCCCACAGGCGGCACCACAGGGGCCACCGTGACCCCTTACCATGTGCGGGTGAAGATCACCAACCTGAATATCCGTAAAGGCCCCGGCACAAACTACGGTGCAACCGGCTACATCCAGCCCGGTATTTATACCATCGTGGCTGAAAGCACCGGCAAAGGTGCGGCCAAGTGGGGCAAACTGAAAAGCGGTGCCGGGTGGATTTCCCTTGACTACGCCACTAAAACCTGACCATGAGAAAAGGCCCTTCCGGTTCAAGCTGGAAGGGCCTTTTTTCCGTGTTTCTACTATGTTACTAATAACCCCGATTTCACCGAACTTCAAAGGGCTGAAATGTTCAGTATTTGGGTGCTTCAGAGCGTTGCAGAGTAGAAATATTTATGGTAGAATAGTTACAGAAATTCAAACGGGGAGATGTTATTTTATGGCCGAAAATGCAAAACAGTATCTAAACATCATCAGCCAGCATTTGCAGGAAAACCATGCTGCTCTTTTTGTTGGAGCTGGCTTCAGTCTCAATGCTGATAAGGTAACATCGGATGTGCCAGCTATGCCGTTGTGGAATGACCTTGCAACAAAATTTAGGGAAAAACTCGGCCTTGATGGCCAGCAGCTTGACTCACTTACTCTCGCAGAAAACGTAGAAATTGCCTATGGACGCCACGAACTAGACCAGTTGCTTTTGGACAATATCCGGGACGCCGACTACCTTCCATCGCAACTCCATAGCGACCTGCTACGGTTGCCGTGGAGTGACGTTTTTACAACAAATTACGATACCCTTTTGGAGCGAGCTGCTGAAGTGCTTCCGGAAAAGGTATTTACGGTTATCACCAACAAGAGCGATTTGGTCGGCACTTCCGGTGCCACACGAATCGTCAAGCTCCATGGTTCTTTTCCTTCGCAGCATCCGTTCATCATCACGTCGGAAGACTATCGGACTTATCCGGTAAAGTTTGCTCCCTTTGTGAACACTGTACAACAGTCTTTACTGGAAAACACACTTTGCCTCATTGGCTTTTCTGGAGATGACCCTAATTTCAACAAATGGGTCGGCTGGATCCGAGATAATTTAGGCGAGGATAATGCACCGCAGATGTATCTTTTGACGCATCAACACATTTCGGATGTGGATCGGAAACGATTCTATAAACGAAACATTATCATCGTGGAGCTGCAAGAATGCTTTCCTACTGCTAAAACGCCATATGAAATTTACCAGAAAGCCCTCGAATATCTCTGGAAGCAGTATCTTGCCTCTCAAGATGGCTGGCGAAACTGGAAACCGCACCCCCTTGAGATTTATGCTGAAAAACCAACTTTTCTGATGGATAGTGATGTTCCGATTCCTCGACTACAACATTATCTACCTATAAAAGAGGTCCTCCCTGTCCTCCGAAAAAATCACAAAACCCTACCAAACGTACTTTTTCTTTCGGAAGATAGACGCACCCAACTGCGAAGTTTCATTCT